TCTTTACAATGCAACGACGAACCAATTCCCATTTTGGATAATAATATTTACCCGTCCATGCAGACGGCTTCATACCCCTAGTAGGTCCAAGTGGTTTGATCATTTTGATTGTTGGTGTTTGTTTGACAGTTTTAACGGAACTGCCAACCGATACTACTACATTACTTGCATTACTACTCTGGGCCATTGGTACCTGTACGACAAGTGCCACAAGAAGGGCAACGGCGGGAGTAATAACTCGCATAATTGGAGTCATTATATTAGAATACCCTATTCGGAGTATTCCGTCAAGTTTAAACCACTACAGTTTTAAGAGTTGCCCCTAATTGCCAGTTCCAGAATTGATGCTTATCAATGCGTTCAGCAATAAAATTAGCAATACCCTGCTCATCAGAAGCATCAGCAATTTTAAAAAGAACCTTTAACTGATCAACGATCTTAGAATTAGTAATCATTAATTCACCGACCATTTCAATGGCATTAAGATTAGGATCTTCATTAATTGTAATCGTTGCAGTCTCACTCCACGTTTTCAAACCAAACGGAGCATCTGCACCAAGTTTACGAAGATTCTCAGAATAAGCATCAATAGAATCAAAAACATCTTCATAAATCTCTAGGAAAAAGGCATGAAATTGCTTAAACAACATACCCTTAACATTCCAATGATAACCATGAGATTGTGCATACATGGCTACAACATTTGCTTGAGCGTATCTCAAACCTTCCACTAAATCAGACATATTGAATCCTTAGATATTATTAGGGGCGGGACTGATTACCTCAAATCCCGCCCCAGCAAATCTATTATAACATTTTATGGAATTACTGTAAACCCAGTTTTCTTACCTAAAGCAATAAGAGACTTTTCTCCGGGAACACCATTGGCATCCGTACCCTTATATTTAAGGGCAACCTGCCATGTTGCATAAGCAGACCTAGTAGCCTTATCAAAAGTGCCATTAATTGGTCCATTATAATGATTAACTGCCTTTAGAGCCTCTTGAACAACAGATACCTGCTTATTCTTTTTACCCGGCTGAACGGCAGCCAAGGAAATCTTTACGGGTACTGGCTTAGGCGCTGGCTTAACAGCAGGGGCTGGACTATTTAAAGGATTTGGCTTAAGTGGTGGAACTGGAACCGGGGGCTTTGGAGCAGGCTTAAAAACATGAACAATCTTCTGAACAACAGAAACAGTTCCATCAGTCTTAATGCCAAGGCGTTTCTGAACATTTTTAAAATCTGCAATAGTTGCATTAGAACCATGACTGCCGGGGGACCAATTTTGAATAGCCTCTAGATGCATTTCATCACACGCTGTGCCAACTTTCCAATCACCTCCCCATCCAAAAACTCTCTTTCCGCTAGTTGTTACATACTTATTTAACAAAGAATGCATGGCATTAATTTGTGCCTGTGTCATGTGGCGGCGATGGTCGGACTTGAGGACATCATAACGCATGTCTGAGGCAACCGCCCCGGCGTGCTGAGAAAGACCTGCTCCTGTACGCGCTTGACGGAATGCCCATCCATCTAGTGGACCCTTATTTAAATTAATAACTTTCTTATGCACTTCTGCTAGGAATGCTGCAAATACTGGAGCAACTTCTTTTCTTAACTGAACTTTCTTAACTGTGCCGGGAATCTTAATCCACACAAGATGATCTCTCTGTTCCTGTGCTGTTTCAATACCGGGCCAACCACCTAGTGTGGTACCTGTCATTTCTAACTCCTATTTAGGATTGGTTCCGGCACTACGATTTCCGTATCCGGCGCTTTCTGTCCCATCTTTCTGTGGGGGAGTATTAAAAGTTGACTGCCAACCAGAATCCTGATTCATTGTTCCAGAATTTGAACCCATCGTTCCAGATTTTGCTGGAAAAAATACTCCATCCCAAAACGATGTAGCAGTCATTTCTTTATTTACTCTATCTTGCTGAATTTCTTCAGGAGACTTTGTATTTCTTACTTCATCTCCAAGAATATCAATTGTTTCGGATGTCATTTCTTCCATGTGTTCGACGGCTTCATCTTCTGTTTTATAACATCCTACAACTTGACCAGTACCATCTTTAAGTACTGCCCAACCACCCTGACAATCTCCTACGTTATATTCTACACGAAAAGGGTTTTCTGTACTACCCCCGTATAAATTCATTTTCTCCATACCAGCAACTTTTCTTCTTGACCAAGAAAAACCGGAGTCTCCGCCCCACAAATCCCAAGCAACTCTGCCGGGACTTGGGAAACCTTCTTCACCTGAAGAAAATCCTTTTGCTTTCTTATCTACTTCATGGCGGGAAAAAAAAGAATACATTCTCTTAACAGTAGAATCGCTAAGGTTTTCACGATTAACAATTTGGTGGGCACGATTAAGCCCAATACTTGTTCCACCAGCCCTACCTTGTTTTTTCCATTCTAAGGCTCTTTTAGCGGCGGAAACCATTGCATCTGTTGGTATATTTTTACTATCCATTATTCCTCAATAAAATTATATATTTTTATATATTAATTATAACATTATAAATATTAAACAATAATCATATAGTTGTAGGAAAAAGTTTGATTTATTGATGAACTTATAAGTGAAACAGTGAAACCTGACTTCACAAACTAGGCGGTCGGATAACAGTAATTAAACGAAACAGCAGGAAAATACGTGGGAATCGAAGAGTCAACATTCGTCCTCATCCACGTAACAAACGTATTCACCGCGTTGTCAGCGGCAGTATCAATCCACCAGTGGACGCCGGTACTTGACGTGTACGTCACGTAACAGCCGAACACATCCCATAGGTATGCATAGTTACCAGTAGCAACCCAACAGTAAAGGGCGGCAAACGCTTGAGCGAAACCCTCGCTATTATTGGCTAGTGCGTAAGTGTTTCCAGCCACGCGAGTACCCGCTACTGCGGTGGGTCCAGCGCCGGGGCAAACTTTGGTTGTTGGAGTTCCATACGTGCTAGATCGGTTTGCAAAATTGGAATTCCAAAATGACGAAAAAAACGCAGACTGTATGCCGTACTTGGTATCACAAACGTGACCGTACTCATGCAGTAGAAAAAACCTAGTTGCATCCGGGGGGGGACCAGAACTTAACTGTCCAAACCCTGCCGTACTAGACGCAACAGACGCAGGATCAGTTGTCGATTCGTCCACCCTCATAAGAATGTATTCACTTGAAGCACCACCGGCTGAAATGTAACCGCCACCGGCATTGGCAATATCTAACGAATTAGATGATTGCGGAATTGCAGCACTGGGCTGAGGTGTCTTGTATGCCGCAGACGTTCCCATGACATAAACGGGAAGGTAGCCAAGAGCGGCGATCATGTTGTCTGATAAGTACAGGGCTCGGCGAAGAAGGTTTGTAGCCCACGTACTTGGCGTATCTCGGTGGTACCAACCCGGCAACCCATTAACTCGGGATCCAAGGGTTCCAGATAAACTGAACGGATACCACTGAGGACCACTAGGCGTAAACGATGGGTTTAAGCCAACAGCAGGAGCCGAAACAAGCGTCCAACCCTGCTCAAAAGAAACAAACTCCAACTCAACGCGAGTCACAGCGTTAGCAGTCAGGTCAATGTAGGGCTGACCACCGTTCGGGACGGGAGAGAACAAGACTTGCCGACCACCAGTGGAATCTTGTCGGATGTAAAAAACGCGCCTTTGCCGACGCGGAGATTTCGTAAACGAATAAGTGTTAAGTGAAGCCTCGGAACTTGTACTATCCACGTAAGACGAAGACGAGTAATAGTGCCTCATTGAACCGATATTACAGTAACCGGGAGGTAGACAAATGATCGAATCAGATGTGAAAGCATTGACATCACAGACCATATCTGACGCAGCAGTAAACCCTTGTAACGACGGGTGCGACGTAGCGGCAGCGGGTGCCGTATAGATCGCATACGTCCTATTTGGGTTACCCGCTGTGTACGGATCACCGACAAAGTTTGATATTGGCGCAGATGCGATGCCTAGTTGTCGATACAAACTCACGCCGTACATTAGCGTTTCAGAAGATCCACCAGTACCGGCGGATCCTTGCGGCCCAGTTGCACCAGTCGCCCCAGTTGCACCAGTCGCCCCAGTTGCACCAGTCGCCCCGGTTGGACCAGTCGGTCCTTGTGGACCCTGTGGACCTGCCGGACCAATTGGACCCTGAATACCCGTAGGTCCATATGGCCCCTGTGGACCTTGAACATTAATTAATTTATTAGAAGTAGACATTATAAAAAATCACCTCCCGTTGTGCGGGTAATCGGCACTGTGTATCTGACCATTACGCAACCGCCGTGTAGTTGTAAGACAGGTTGACGCCAGTCGATGTGCTGGAACCAGCGAACGAGAGTATGAACGCACTCACTCCGCTGTACGACACGTATGGAAGGGCGTTAGCGGTTGTAGCATTGAGCGGTGTGATGGTCACGATGGGCGTTGCTGCGTAACTTAAGTTAGGGGTGTGATTGATCGTCACACCAGAGATTGCAAAGCCTCCGGTGTTCCACGACACCGACCCGCGAGCCGAGTTACCAGTTACCGTCGGACCGGCAAGGCTATTGTTGTACGTGACACTGATTGTGGAAGTACTGACAGTTGGTGCTGTAGCGGCCCACGCACCAGAGGTAACCGTAAGAACCTTTCCGTTGTCAGCCGTCGTTACCGTTGGCAAGCCAGTGAAGGTGGCCTTAGTCCAAGCCCCACTTACTACCTGTAGCAACTTGCCGTTATCAGCAGTGGTGACAGCAGGTATCGTGACCGCAGTCGATGCTGCAAAGTTAGTTAGCAACACGGGTATTATTTGCCCAGCGATTCCCGCGCCTTTGTACGCTACACCCGCCACATACCCATTGCCGGTAACGGGTACTGCGCGTCCCAAACTGTCAGACTGCACTTGATCCCCGGTATTAACAGTCGAACCGACTTCTACGTACACAAGTCCAGACGTTAGAATGCTAAACCCCCCCGACCCATATCCGACGCTACTTTGAAGTGTACTGTCGTACTCAGTAACCCCAACTACGGAGTCTCCGTTAGACGCTAAGAAGTAGGAAACAGAGTCACCTATGGGTAGTCTTTCAAAAACCATTGCAGCGGGGGTGCCCCGTTTTACAAACCGATGTGCAGGAATTACGCTGCTTACCCCTACGGCACTTCCATCCTGAAGAATAACTTGGTATTTTCTAAGAGCGTCAGAATTGTGCTGAGACATTAAATCAACTTCAAATCAGATAAAATAGATAAGTAAGTGTTGAGTCTGTTACCTAGTAAAGCGGGGAATTCTGTGGTAGCAGTTGTTACTCCTGCGTAATACTGTGACCACATTCTATAAAGTTCAGCCCAAAATTCTGTATTATTTGTAAACCCGTATAAACTTTTGTTTAAAGATGCGTCAGCAAAACAATCGTTCCATAGAGTGAGCATCGCAGGAATATCGTGGCACGTATTTACCCCACGATACGTACCCATTCCGGGTCCAGAATTTGGAAAAACAGCGTTATTATCACAAATCCAAAGATAGTCTACAACGTGTCCCCATTCATGTACCAACGTAGTAGGACCGCCGGATATTGAGGTAGAACGAGAGTACGCTGATGAGCCTCTAGCCGTGTCAGGGTACGTCCTTCCTGCGAAGGCGCCAATTTGTTGGGCTGGCTGGGTTATCATGCGGTCAGTGGTTATATACGTTGTACATTTATCTGCGCCCCAACTTCTGTGCGCTGCGGGTAAGCGATTAAACACTGCTAAACCAATTTTAGTTTCTTCTTCCAGAGAAGTCAGCCCACCGGCTTGGTTTGCATTTCTAAAGTAATAGCCTCTCATGTAATGCTGATTTCCATAAATATCGGTGGTTGGAAGAGGTGTAAATAAGTTTGATGGATTAAAGGCGTAACCATCGTTTTCAATGAGAGCAAATCCTGAATCGTTTGATATTGCAATAAAGTTGAAGATAACCGTAGAGTTTGCTCTTACTGATCGTGTGGGGGCACTGTTGTCTACGGTGGATACGCCACCCGTAAATTCAATAATCGAATCCTTTGATAAAGGATTGACTGCTGTCACTTCTAAATAAATGGGAAAAGATACAAACCCAAGTCTATCGGGTTTATAAAATTCAAGTTGATTCCAACTTAAAAGTGCCAAGTTGTACGCCGTTGTAAGGTTCATGGTTACGCTTATTTTATTTGCTGTTCCCACTGATGGGAATGTTAACGGATCTCCCCATAACTGCCATGAACTAAAATTAGGATATCCGGTCCCACCGGATCGGGCGCTGGTTGTTAGCGTCAGCACCCCACCAGTGCTACTTCCAGTCGGTCCCTGTGGACCTTGTGGACCTTGTGGTCCTTGTGGACCTTGTGGTCCTTGTGGTCCTTGAGAACCATCAGAACCCTTAACATTAATTAACTTAGTGCTATTAGACATTTAAAAAAATCACCTAAAATAATTATAGCATTATATTTTTTTATAATGCTGCAAGGGCAAGCAGGGGGCTTGAACTACGTCGAACCAATCGCTACTTGCCATTGAACAGTTGAAGGAACACTTAAATTCTTTGTTGTCCACGAAATACCATTTGAAGAATAAGAAACAGTATTGTTGCTACCAGTAGCAACAAATACTCCATCAGTATAATAAACTCCACTATAATTAACAGCGCCCGTTCCTGTCACAGCGATTGTCCACGAAGTGCCTGCATTAGTAGAATAATAAATACCTCCAGAATTGCCGACAGTTACCCATTTACCATTACCATCTGTTGCGACAGAATTTAATTGCTCACTAACAGCAGTAGTAACATTACCATTTGCTGTCCATGAAGTACCATTAGTTGATGTCCATGAATAAGGATAAGTGGCATCACTACCGACAGCAACAAATTTACCGCCACCAAAAGCCACATGCAGAGCAACAGTTGACGTATTTGGACTTGTTACACCTGTCGCATCTGACCATGCACCCGAACCATTAACATTCGTATTAGTCCAAACCCATGCGCCAGAAGTACTCTTCTGACCGCAGATAACCCAAACTCCATTACCATAAGTAACACCCTTCATATTATTACCACCACCAATTGCAGTTGATTGTGTAAATGTAGAAAGATCAGTGGACGAGTTCACAATACCAGTGGTACGTCCAATAACATATGCTGATCCGTTCCAGAAACCGCCGTTGGTGCTGACGGCGCTAAACGATGTACTTACATTAAAAGTAGAAAAATTAGTGGTTGTTTCAACATACGAAGTTCCACCACCGCCATTCCACCAACCATACGTTCCATTAGCAAGTTTAAACCCACTATTTACGCCAACGGTTGCTAATCCAGCATTAACTGCTGAAGTATAAGTTCCTAATGATGACCATGAAGCACCACTATTAGTGGTACGTTGAGCATATACAACAGCACTTGCCGTATCGTATCCAAGAAGCGTGATGTTACCGCTACCAACTACCAGACCAGCAGATATTGAACTAACTGCTCCGATAACTGCGGGAATCATGTAAGATTTCCTAGAATCTTCCACGTATCTTGTGCAATTTTAATTAGGGTAGCACCAGCATGGATTCCTTTTAGTGTTGCTGAAGCAGTTGATCCCGCCCCTGACAATGTGGGTGAATACCATTGAAAACTTGCAGCACCACCATTATTTGTTATAGTGACAGCACCAGAACCTGACTGAGTAACAAGAATCTGTGTTCCTATAGCAAAAGGCACCTGAGAGTGCGGCGGCACAATAACACTAATGGCAGAACTATTAGAAGCACTTACAAGTCTACCGGCATCTGTTGAAACTAAGGAAGCGGTAGCAGTTAAATTATTAAAAGAATTATTTATATGATAGTTTAATGTTTCAAGATTGTTTACTCCATCTTCAATTGATTTAACAATTGAAGCAGTTGGGCCTTGAAATATTACAGCACCCGCAGCAAAGGTGAGGGATGATGTTCCTTCATAACCTCTCTGAATAGTAAATGTATCAGTAGTAGGTAGTGTTGGAATTAGAACAATCTCTGAATTACTACCATCTGGTGTTGCTGAAGCAGCAACAATTGTCGCTGGACCAGCAGCAAACCTTGAATAAGTATTAGTAGTAACTGTTACAGTTGTTGCAGTGCTACTAAGTCCTGATGGAATGTTTGATATAGCAAAATTTTTATGCGTATAAAAGTTTGTATTACCTGCCATTTAAATTTTCCTTTTCCTTAAAAAATTAATCCGCCAAAGGTGGTGCCACCAAATGCGCCGATGTCTTTAGTATACACCAAAGTGTCAGCAACACCAACTACATAATACATGTTGGGGGGAGTAGAAGAAATATCAAGCCAAATATAAGGTGGTGTCGCGCCGGGATCAAACGCAGCGGCATACACCCATACCGCTCCATTGGGTAATCCCACATTATTACCACTATTATTACCACTAACTAATACGGTTACTGCATTATTATTATTACCGGCACTTACTCCTGCACCCGTAAAATCAATAGAACTAGCAGAAGTAGTAATAACAGTACCCTGATTTTTTACTGTTATAGCAGTTGCTCCAGTATTACCACCAGAAACTTGAAGACTATTAATTGCCTGTTCATGAATAGTTAAAGCACTTTTAATATTATTATGATCATTTAAATGACCAACACTACCATCGGTAGGCGTAGTTAAAGCATTAATATTTGAAGAAGCATTTGTCATCTATATCTCAAACCTTATTAATCAATTTACTATTATTATATACCAGAAATAGCAAATTGATAAATTTAATCTTTAGGAATAAAAACTCCATCCCAAATAGCAGAAGAATCTAAGTTCTTTCTTGCTTCCGACGCATAAAGAGCAGCCAATTGTTTCTGAGCCTTCTCTTTCGTTTCATGACAACCAGCGATAGAATTATCGCTATCTTTAACTACAGCAAAACCGCTGCATCCTTCTTTATTATTAGAAATATGCCAAGGCATAATGCCTCCTTTCAACGCTGCCCCTCATGGATTCGAACCACGATAAACGATACCAGAAACCGTTGTCCTGCCGTTAGACGAAGGGGCACTATCCGGTAATTAAATGCTGAGTAGCACTTTTCTTTTCAACAATACCAATACTACAAGCCCAGCACCAATAAATATTATGGTCACATTCTGGAGACTTACGTTTTAGATAACGAGGATTTTCTAATGGTCCCGGCAAAGCCCCGCAAAACTCACAAGTTTGATCGGCTTGAAGATTTCTACCACCTTGACAATCATAACAAAACTCACCAAGAATTCTTTTCTTTTCAGTCTGCCTTTTATTATAAGGAATTTTCTTGGGTTTTTCAGGAATAGTTCCATCAGGATTTGGAATAATGTCAGCCTTAGCCACATTACATTTTTTATGAGAAAGTTTAAGATTATCTAATTCATCAGTTCCACCCGCTGCGCGGGGAATCCAATGTTCAATAGTAATGTCCAAATTATTAATAAACGGTTTCCTGCATACTGAACATAAGTCACCGTCACGTTCTCTTATTAATCTAACTCGTTCTGCTCTTCTAGGGACCATCACACTAACATTCTATCATATTGGAGAGTTGCGAGAGGCGCAAAATTCCACAGCACACCAGCATAAGAGGACTCCCCTGTCTGCTCCCGTGGATATTTCGGATACTGTAACTATACCCATCCCAAGGAATCATCTCTCGCAACTCCGTACGCCGGGTGAGATTTGAACTCACGATACACAGTGTATAAGACTGCTGCCAAAACCGGGCTAGGCTACCGGCGCGTACTATATAATTGTTGGCAGATTGCTAAAATCTCTGCCGGGATCATCAGCATCTCCATATACAAAATCTTGGAGAAAACTTGGCATTTCTCTACTCTCAGGTAATTGTATCGTAGTTGCACCTTTATCGAGAAGTGCTTTTCTTTCTAAATCTTCATCTTCCCAATCATAATTATGAATCTCAATTTCTTTATCTAAATCTACCGGCGTTCTACTAATTGCATTATATATAGCACCACATGTAGCATCAGCCAGATCTTTAGAACCCGTTCTTGGATGATCAACTTTATCTTTAACAATTCTAAGTTGTAATAATTCGTTAATCAAAATTTCATTGCGTGGCCCAAATAATCTTTCCTCCATGACAACCAAAGCCATGTCTTCGTAATGTTTTTTAGCAACAGAAAGAACTTCTGTATTCATTCCGTTAGCCTTAAGTTGTTGCATCATATCATGAGAATTCCAACGATCAAAGGTGACCATTTTAATATCAAAACCGCGATGCCTTAAAGAAAGAATATAATCTTTAACATCAGTAAAATTAACGCTTTCTGTTGACTTAGGAGTCCACCATCGAATAGCATCTACGACAATAAATGGTGCTGCTTCTGTCGTCTGACCGCCGACACGAATCTTTTTCCAAGAATCCACATGAGCCATTGTAACTGCACAACGGTCATGTTTCTGTGCAAGGTCAACGTGGACAAAATACATTTTTTCAGGCTCAGGCTTAAAC